GTAGGGTATTTCGATGTTCATGTGAGAGACAGGCTCATGTCCAGGTAATATACGCTATAGATTCCGGCGGGTTGGTCTGGGGTGGGTGGGGTCGTCGCTCAGGAAATCCTGGGAATCGACAGGCTCGTATCCCGCGCCCACTGCTATGTTTTCTGCGGCTTACAGCCAGCCAGGTCACAGCTCGGTCACAAGCTGGGCTCAGACTGGGCAAAGCTCGTTAACCAAAAACTGGTTGACCCTCGTGCGCGCGAGCACTGTCACACAGCCAGCTTTTTATATATGCTCAGCCCAATGCTGCAGGCTCGGCATTGCCCCACGACAGCGTGATCGTCCCGCTGCTTTGCTTGCTATCCTCTGCTTTGTCTCGGATGCCAAGCGGTTGCATCTGCCTGATATGCTTGTCCTTGTGATCAGCCTCTAGCCTACGCCGTTGCACCTCAGCCATTGCTAGCTTCGGGTCATCGGGCAATGGTGCTTCGACCAGGTCGATGATCTGATCGCGCATAACCTCGCACTGCAGTGTCCTTGCAACGCGGTACTGCGTGTATGCATCCTCGTCTTCTTGAACCCAGCGCAGCACAGTACGCCACGAAGGCAGCGAGCTGTCCTCGTTGCAGATCCGCGTCAGGCTTGTGCCGTCAGCTATCCGCTCGCAGATGATCTGCATCTGCTTTTTCGTAACGCGTATCTTTGCCATGTCATTCCAAAAAGCGCAGGCCCACCGCCGTGCAACGATGAGCCTGCTAGTGCCTGGTGCAGCTGGGCAGTGCTGAGCCGAAGCTCGTGTGAAACTGTCCAGGCTGCGTAAGGTTGTTAAGGGAGGAAACCAGAACGGCAATATCTTGTGCCATTCTATAAATATTCATACTACATTCGGTGCATCCGCGTCAACTTGCTTGTGGTTTACCGTCAAACAGCTTGTCAGATACCGTCATCACAGCTGGTAATACAGCCTGACCAGTGCATCCTTGTACCTTCGCTTGACCACTCGTGGATCGTTCAAGCCCAGTATCCTGGCTATCTTTGACCATGCCGGGCCACGCTCTCGAAAGGCTGCTGAGTGAGCCACAGCCCATACCAGGCGCCTGTCTTCCTCGTCCATCTTCGTGATGCCGAGCTCTAGCGCTACCTCGTATTTCGTGATCTGTGCCGGCGTTGCTTTGAGTATCGGCGCCTCAAAAGCATGATAGCCATACCCAGACCATTCCTGGACATACTCTGGCCACGAGCTCATCTTTTGCTTGCGAATGGCAGCTGGCAGCTTGCGCTCAGTCTCTGCTGCTTCCATGAAGAGCTCGTCGATCTCAGTGATGCTGAGCCTACCGACGTTCATTGTCGAGCCTGCGTTGTTCTTCGGCTAGCCAGTCATACCGCGCTAGTGGCGGCATGGCAGACACAGCTGTGATCAGCTGCGCGAATCTATCTGAGCTATACCGGGGGCGAAGCCGCTTGAATACGCGGCGTTGCAGCTCGTCGAGCGGCGATTGCTTAGCTCTAGCTATAGCTGAGCTATAAGCATAGCTACTGTTCTTAGCTATGTTATTAATAAGTTTATTTATTTGGTTGTTTGCTGAGATTGGCACAGAGCTTTTGCTTCTGGCTGAGCTTCGTACTGAGCTTAGCATATGCTTAGCTTGTGTGCCTGCGGCAATTCTATTTTCGTGATCGGCCATCTGTCAACCCCCTTAACGTAATCCGAGGGCTGACTTGATGCGCTGCCACCAGGTCATCTGTGCCTGCTTCTTGCGAGCCCAGGCCGCTTTAATCTTGATTGACTGCGCCTCGCGCTGTTCTTTACTCCATTCTCTTGGCATCATCTTTCTCCTTGTACCAGTTCGCCAGCACCCGCCAGCAGTCGTCGTTCGCGCATACTAAAGAGCCGCTCGCGAGGATCACCCATGTCCCGGCGTCTATGAAATGCTCCTTGCCGCAAGCCTGACAGCTGTTTGTCTCTCGCGTGTCTGGCGCAAAAAAGCGCCTCCGAGATAATCGCGTCAGCCGGCTCTTTGCAGACACAGCACTTGCCCCTTTCGTGTTTCATTGTTCAAGATCTCCTCTATTTGATCTGCCAGGGCTTCCCGCAGATAAGGTTCTGTTATGACCCCATGACCCTGCGCCTTGATGTACTCAGGCAGCGCTTGCCAGTTAAGGTCGAACTCAGCCTGAGCATCGCTGCAGTACCGTATGACAGGCACGTCATAGAGCTCAGCTATCCTAAACAAACCAAATCCTTCGCGAATCAGTCTGCGGATCTCTTCGTCGGCTTGCTGCAGGCAATACTCACAGCGCGTCATACCCAGAACACCTCCGGGTTCGCTGTGTATCCCTCATGCCAAACAAACCAGGCATAGGCTGTGGTGCCGTCTACTGGCCGACGTTCTTGGTCACCGCGCCACATGGTCAGGCGCCGGCTAAACACATAGATCGCCCTGGGCGGGTGCTCGCTGAACAGCTCCTCGTGCCGGGCTTTGCCTTCCAGGAACGCCAGGCGAAGCAGCCAGGCATGGCGCTTCACGCCTAGATCAATGGCGTGGCTGATAAACTGGTTAGCTAGCTTGTAAGGTGGATTGGTCACAATGCTGTCAGCCAGGCGCTTGCGCTCCATGAGGAAATCACAGCCCGGCTGGCCATACCCAAAGAAATTGAGATCAGTTGAGACCACGTCGTATTCGTGCAGCTTCATATGCTCAGAGATGGCGCCGTCGCCACATGCCGGCTCCCAGACCAGATCGTCGAAGGTCTCACGCTGCAGCAGCGCTTCTGTCGCCTCTGGCGGCGTTGGGTACCAGTCATCCTTCTGCCGGGTCACGTCCACCCCCTGCCCTGGCAGACAAAGCACGTCGTCCATTGCACACAGCCTTCGCCGTCAGGCTCTCTGACCATGCCCTGCCGGCACTCGCCCAGGCTGTCGCTGTATGTGCAGGGCTCTACCCGGATGCTGAGGTTGCAGCTCTTGCAGCTGACGCTGCCGCCCTGCATGTCAGGCAACATCGTCTGACATTTGGGGCATCTGCCGAAGCGCAGCCAGCGCTCCCATGTGCCGTCACCCTGCTCAATCATACGCCGGCCCTCATCTTGACCAGGGGCTCCAGGATCTCGTGAACCTGTTCGACAGACCGGGCCAAGCCCCAGTGACAGCCGGCCAGCAACAGCCGCGCCTTCATCTCTTCCTGGTTGGCGTTTAGCTTGCCGCCCTTGGGCCGCTTGAGCTCAATAAAGATCGACGTGCTCATGCCATGCACGGCCTGGTCACCCGGCACAAAGATCTCCAGATCCGGCCAGCCATACTGGGTACCCATCTGCTTCAGCTTGTTCTTGAACGCGACGTGCCGGCGCCCTTCGTTAGGGCTGTGATGGAATACACAACCTGGCGGCAGGGCCACGTTTAGCCATGCCACAACCTGTTTCTGCAGCTCGTCTTCAGTTACGGCGTAGGTAGAAGTCATTGGGCATCACCTCGCCAGCACTGATTCGCACAATGCGATCCATGAATGTTTCGTTGGGAATAAGCCGGTCGTCATGGCCAAATGGCAGGCACCAGCGGCGCACCACCGTGGCATGAGATGCCCCGACTTGCCGGGCTAGCTCGGAATACGACCAGCCTTTTTTGCGTCTGTAATCATCAAGTATCATACGCTGTATGTATCATGTCTTGACGTTTGCCGTCTAGTGCCTTATCTCTATAAACTGGGTTTAACGGTTTCCGACAAGGTGATAAGCTATGGTTATGGGAAATAATTTAGATGAAATGATATCCAAGTCTGGATTAGCAAAAAAAGAAGTGGCAGCGGCAAAAGGTATTACGCCGGAAACATTGTCGCGTCACGTCCACGGCAAGATACAGATGACGTTGCAGGATGCTGAGCAATACGCCAAGCTGCTTGGCTGCACAGCTCAGGAGATCTTGTTTGCAGCGCCAGCCATTAAGCTGATTGCGAATTGGGAATTAGCTGAAGATGGCCGGCCATTTGTAAAGCAGGACAACAGAAACTGCTTGATGTACCTCAATACATATTTCAACACAGACACCGCAGCCATTGGCACCAAACTGCCCAAAGACAAGCCGTTTCAGTTTGAAATGTGGGCTGAGCAAGTCGAAATCATAGATTACCGCCCAGCTCTGTCTGGTGATGTGTCGCCTGATTGCTTCCAGCGGCCCAGCTACGCAATGCTAGACGATGGCAAAATAGTTTGGGGGCTGGTCTACCCAGAGCCAGGCAATGTCTTCACGGTTTATGCTGGTGAATTTAACGCAGCATTTAAAAGCTATAAAAGCGTGAAACTGCAGTGGGCTTGCCCGACGCTGAGCGTAATCAGACGCCCCGAACTTATCGGTGTGCATTTTGTTGGCGACAAGTAACTTGACGTCTAACGTCATGAGATGATACGTTCTCTCCCATAATAGTATGGGAGAAACTGCTATGTTACATGACGTCCCGGAGTGGGCAACGCGCCACGGCTACTGGCACCATTCCAATCCAAGGTCGAAAGACAGGGCCAAGACTGTCTACGAAAAAGTCCACGTCAGGCCTCAGATCGAACAGGCCTTCAATACCCTCAGAAACAAATCATCCACTGACGCCGACAAGCTGTTGGCCAAGGATGTTCTGCACCGTCTGTATGACAGGCGCAGCTCGTCGAACATGGAAGCCGGCAAGGCTACTCAGACGGCTTGCGATCTGCATCTGGTGATGGATGAGGCCGGCCAGGTTTGCGGCCTGTCCGAATCAATCCATGCCGGCGTCGAGCAGCTGCAAGGCTACAAGCCCAAGAATGACGACGACATAGCTCGCAAAGAAAAATATCTGGAAGAGCTGCCGCTGGTGATCGAACACGCCGTGAAAGGCCTGCAAGAGGCTATGGCGAGCGAGAACCGTATCCTGGGTGAGAAGCAGCTGCTGGGTACGATGCCGGGCCTGGCGGTACCGTATGATACCCGCCCGGACTATGCGAACCGGGGTGATCTCAAAACGAAATGGTCACGCCCGAGCGCCAGATCCAAATCAGGGTGGCAGGCCGGCAGTCTGCCGTCATCCCTCACCGGCATGTTCGACATGAAGAACGTGTATCAGTCGTGCGGGTTCTGGGCTCTGAACGGTCACCGGCCACCCTTCTTGGTGTACGCCAACGCGACCGACTACCGGGTGTTCACACCTGAGAACGCGCCTGAGCTGCGCGACGATTTCCTGCATGACGTGATGAACGACATCATCCTGCAGTGCAAAACCACCGAGAACATCCTGAGAGCTGCCAGTACGAAAGATGAGCTGCTGGGCCTAGTCGCTCCTGACTGGCAGGACATCTGCTGGTCAGAGACTGACACATATCTGGCTGAAGCCAAGCAGCAATGGAGTGTCCAATGACAAAATGGGAATGGTTCAAAGAGATCCTCGCCACGATCTTGTTTTTTGCGTTGATGGCTGAGGTTTATTTCGTGTTGTGGGCGCTCGCGCCAGAAGGGAGCTGGTGATGCAAGGTGATCTGTTGGATTGGCCAGGCGACCCTGGCCCGAATGTTCATAAGAACGCGAAGGACACTGAGCTGGCAGCAGCTGA